CATCTCAAACACAAGGTCTAAAAATTTATCTTCAAGTGTAACCATTTGTCTACATATTTCATATAGTTCTTTCTTAAAATCATCTGTCCATATGTCTAAGTTTTCTTGTATAAATTCTCTAAAGAGTTTAGTCATAGCTTCTACATGCATTGACTCATCACGAATAGAATAAGTAACTATTTGACCCATGCCTTTCATCTTTCCAAATCTAGGAAAGTTTAATAAAATTGCAAAGCTACTGAAGAGTTGTAGTCCTTCTGTAAAAGCAGAATAAACAGCAAGAGTTTTAGCTATAGTTTCTTTCTTAGCTTTTGTAGGTTTAAAGTTACCAACATAATCATGCTTGTCTGCCATCTCTTCGTAGTCAGCAAAAGCTTTGTATTCTATTTCAGGCATACCAACAGTATCAAGTAGTAAGCTGTAGGCATGTTGATGTATAGATTCCATGTTAGCAAAAGATGACATCATCATTCTTGCTTCTGGCTTTTTAAATACAGGCATATACTTATCTATATATCCTGAAGCTACATCTACATCTGACTGAGTAAACAATCTAAATATTTGTGTAAGTAAATTCTTTTCTTTGTCTGTAAGTTCTTGCCAGTCTTTTACATCTGTATGTAATGGTACAGATTCCGGCATCCAATGCATTTGATTTTGTAATACATAGTAATCAAACATCCATGGATATTCAAATGGTTTATAATAATCTCTATTGCCCAACAAACTCATATCTATTCTCCTTTAATAATTTTAAATGTTCTGTTGCTTCTGCATACTCTTCAAATAATTTAGATATAGTATCTACTGTATTAGGGTGGTCAGCTACACCAACACCCTCTCTAAAATACATTTGAAGATTGCATAAAGCTTCTGATTGTTCAGCTTTATATCTATCATACAAAGCATCATATAGTTTTTCTTTTATCATTGTTCCTCCTTATTAAAACAATTTAAGTTAGAAGCTACAGTTCTACGTTCTCCTTTACCAAAGAAAGGATATACCATATGCTGTAGCCATGATGGAAACATTAATTGTCTTCCTACTTTAGGTTGCATTACAACTGATTGAGATGGTCTTAATCTTTCAGCATCCATTAAACTATTTCTACCATAATTAAATGCAAGAAAACCATCACATGCTCCTGAACTATTATATAAATCATAACCATCTAAAGAATTTTCTCCTTGCTTTCCTATTTGTTTAGGTACTTTAGTCCATGTAGTTGTACTAATACCCATAAGTGTTTTAGTTCCGTGGTCATGGATAGGATTATAATCTCCTTCATAACTATGAACAGACCATAACTCATCTATGTCTATCATTCTACCTGTATGTCTTGTACCTGTTATATTATTATAAGAATCTAAATAATTAACTGCCATGTTTGTAATAAATTTATAATACTCTTTTAGTACAGGGTCTTTGTGGTCCATTAATAATTGTTGTCCTCTATGTATTTGCCCAACTAAAGTACCAGCTAATGACTTTCTTTTTTTATCTTTGTATAGTTTATCTAAATAATTATTTAAACTATCTACCATTTCTTCTGGAAGTTGTGCTTCTAACATAACAACAGCAGGTAAGGAATGAACTTGTATGTTTATATCTTCCATACTATCCTTCACAAGCTATACATTCCACATCATCTAACTTGATTCTTGGAACTTTAATGTTTACATTCTCTACATTTCTAGCTGCGTTAGACCTAAAATAGTAGAGTGATTTAAGTTTATTCATACCATACCAATGAACATCATTAACATACTGCATGTATTCATCATGTATCTCTTGACCTTCAGTTGCCTTTGGTAAGGTAAAGAATAAGTTTACGGACTGTGCTTGACATATAAATTGTTGTCTTTGATATGCGTGTTCTACAATCCAGATTTGATTTATTTCATTTGCTGTTTTAAATATTTCTTTTTCTTCATCAGTAAGTATATCTAAATGTTGTACTGACCCATCTTTACTTGCAATGTCTTTCCAAATATTTTCTAACTCTTTAACTTTCAATCCTTTGGATTTAAAAATCTTTTCGAGAAATTTGTTTTTAACTTGATAACTTCCTGATAAAGTTTTATGAGTATAACAGTTAGCTCTATAAGGCTCGATACTAGGAGAAGTGCCACTACATATAATCCCACTACTAGCGTTAGGAGCAACAGCAAGTAGGTTAGCGTTTCTACGATTTGAACCATGTATGTCAGGAGCTTCGCCCCTTTGGATAGCCAACTCTTTAGTAGCTTGTAAAGCTTTTGATTTAATGTATGTGAAAGCTGTGTGATTAAACCCAGTTGCAAAAATTCCCTCGAAAGGTATGTTCCTAGATTGTAGATATGCATGAAACCCCATTGCACCCAAGCCGAGACTTCTTTCTCTATACGCCGAATAGGCAGATTTAGTATATCCTTCTTTGTCTTCTTTAATATATTTAGAAAACCTATTGTAATTTGCATTATATCCTCCTAGTTGTGATGTGTCTACTGCGTTTTCAATATAGTGTTCTATTACATTGTCTAACATTGTTATTAAATCTAATATAAAATTATCATCTTTAGACCAAGTATCAAAGTGTTCTAAGTTTACAGAAGACAAACAACATACTGCTGTTCTTTCTTCGTTAGTTGGTAAAGTTATTTCAGAACATAAGTTGCTTTGTCTAATTTCTAAACCTAAATCTTTTTGTTGTTTAGGTAAAGCTTCGTTACAAGTATCTATGTTTACCATATATGGCTCACCTGTTTCTGCTCTTGCATGTATAAGCTGCCACCATAAATCTCTAGCATTAATAACCTTAACAGCTTCGTTAGTTTTAGGGTCAATCAATCTCCAGTCTTCATCATTTTTTACTGCATCTAAAAATGAATCTGTTATGTTTACTCCATTATGCAGGTTAAGACATTTACGATTAATATCTCCACCAGATTCTTTACGCATGTTTATAAACTCTTCTATCTCTGGATGACTTACATCCATATAAGCAGCATAAGAACCTCTTCTAGTAGTGCCTTGATTAAAGGCTAACATCTGAGAATCTACAACATGCATGAATGGAATTGAACCAGTAGAACGACTGCCATGAGTAGTAGAAATCCCGTTACTCCTAACATCGCCCCAATATCCACCAATGCCTCCACCCGAACTTGCCAACCATATGTTCTCATCATAGTGAGCAGATAAACCAGTCCTGCTGTCAGGAACATAATTAAGGAAACAAGAGATAGGTAGCCCACGACTTGTTCCCCCGTTACTAAGTATAGGAGTGCTAAACATGAACCAACGAGAGGAACTGTAGTTATAAAGTCTTTGAGCCAGTTCAAAATTTGTTTCCCCTTTGTAGGTTGCTCCGTAGACTGAGGCTCTTGCGAATGCTTCTTGTGCATGTGTTTCTCCTTCCCAAAAATATCTATCTTTAAGTGTATCTAAACTAAATTTATCAAACTCTTTTTCTTTACCGTAGTCTATTTCAATTCCTAAGTAAGGCTTAGTTCCTATCTTATCATCAACCATTTTTGTCTTCTCCTAAATGATACTTCGTATCTTCTAAAGCTATTGCTATTATAGCATAATGTATTATTTTTAGCAAGTCCATTTCTGCATCTGTGCCTTCTTTTTTACCACACCTCATAGCATACTTCATAATGTTACCCATACAAAAACCTTCTCCATGCCCTGCATCTATTATCATATCGGTAGCCTGATACTTTCCTTGTGCATAATGTCTTTCGTATGTACCATCAACATATCTTTGTATCTGTTGTATGATATTATCTTCATTGAATTTATATTTCATTTCCATTCCTCTGGTAATGTTTCTTCACTATACCATGTAAAGTTATTTGTTTCTGCCCATTCAGCATGAGTTCTTTTAGTTCCATCTTTTCTTTTCTTAGCCTGTGGCATAGGAGAAAAAGGTTTCTGAAATAGAAAGACTAATTCATAATCTTCTACTATTTCTTTAAGAGCTTCTCTTATCCAAATATATTTACTGTATTCAGAGTAATCCCAAAACCTTCCCTTTGCTTCTAGTAATATTATTTTACCATTAATTTTTTTAATAAAGTCAGGCTCGTATTTATGTTCAACAACATAATCTATGTTTTGATTATGATGTTCCCAACCTTTTAAAACAGATTGATGTATATCATATTCCCATTTACTATCATACCCTTTAGGTACATTAACTTTTTTAGGTCTAGGTTTTCTAGGTTTTCTAGCCATTAAAGTAAATCCTTTAATTGTACATTAGGATTTCTTTTTACTTGTTTATAAAACCATCTTAAACTATAAGCACTTAACATAAATTTATTGTTAGCAAAGAGATGAGTTTGTTCTGGTAAAAATTCATGTAAGTTTTTCTTATTAATTTTAGAAGTATCTTCTCCTTCTGGTATCATAGTTCTTAACCAATCAATTAACATACCCTCTGCTTTTCTTCTTAACTGTTTAGACTTATTGCCATTCATAATTTTTCACCAGTTGCCAGTATCTTAATACGCTATTAAACATTTCTTTATGTTTCGCATGTGATTCTTTATCCCATATATGACACAAGACTAATCCTGTATCTGCTCTATCTACAAATATAGAAACTCTTGTAGGGTCATCTATATTACAACCTTGTGCATAAGCAGAAAGTTGCATACCATGTTCATCATACACTAATTTACTAGGGTCTTTACCTTCAAGGTTATCTTTAGTTTTAAAGTCCACAAAGATACCGGACTTTGAATACAAGTCTATCTTACCACCATAACCTTGATTAGCACAGAAAGAATCTTCTGCAATCCAATCTTCTTCAGGAAAGTTTTTATCTAACCATGCTTGTATAATCTTATAAGGTTTAGTTTTAGCTTGACCTAAGAAACCTTTTTCAATTTGAGCATGTATTCTTGTACCTTCTTTTGCAGCTTTAGAACCAATCTGTTTAGCATCAGCCTTACATCTATACACAAAAGAATCCATAGATTCTTCATCTCCTATGTCTAGTGTTGCTGCAGATTTTATAGCCTGAGTTATCTTCCAATTCTCTAATGCAGGTTTTGCAACCATACCAAGAATAGTAGTAACAGAAGGAACAAGTCCTATACTTTTAGCATCTCTTAATGTGGTGTTTCTTTCTTTACCATTAGCACCTATGATAGTATACATAGGTTCTCCCTCAAGAGAATACCAATGTCCTGATTCGGATGTAAACTTATTATACTTATCTAATTCAGTTTTGTCAATACCTTTAGTCATCTTTTAGGTCCTTAAATGTTTTAAATACATCAGATGTAAATAATTTTTGTATATTTACTAACCACATTCTACTTGCGTTGTGGTCGCCACCACTTACAGATTTTTTAAAGTCTAACTTTTCTATAAGTTGTTTTAGTTTTGGTACATCAAATATAAATGTACAAAATATATTATCTTCAATACAAAGATTATGAAACCAGAAGTCTGCTTCTGTTGTGATTATACCGGAGGGTTTACCATATGATTCATATTCAATACATATGTTTCCTGTCTTCATCCACATACCTCGTTCAGATTTTACTTCTATCTTTTTATTAGTAAGCATATCTGATATTTTATCTTCTCTTATTGTACCATATTCTAAATCTATGTCAAACTTTTTTCTATTTTCTTTAGTGGGTTTCACTCCAATTACCTCCTATTTTATATTCGCCTGTTAAATTACATCGCATGTTAAATTGCTCTGTTACCTTTTCAATACTCTCAACACCTAATCTACCAACACAATCTGCTTGAGATTCTTTTACTTGTAGTTGCCATTCATCATGTATGTTAGCTACAAACTTAGCATCAAAGGTATTAAGTTGTATTAATTGATATAAGTTTATCATAGCTTGTTTCATAACAATAGCACCTCCACCTTGTAGTAAAGTATTAAGAGAAGAATGTTGACTTCTTACATGTATTCTTCTACCATCAATACCTTTTAAGAAACCTCTGTTAGAAGCCTGTTGAACTCTATCTCTTAGTTTCTTTAAGGCAGGTAAGTTAGCAAAGAATCTTTTCTTTAAAGCTTTACCTTTCTTTATATCACCATTAATAATACTACCTATCTTAGCATCTCCTGCTCCATATATTAAAGCATATATAAATGTCTTAGCTTGGTCACGAGTTTTTAATCCTGCTAATTTCTGATTGGTTGAATGTATATCTCCGTTAATAACTTCTTCAATATAATCAGCATCGTTCATATAATGTGCTAACATTCTAAGTTCAAGACCACTAGCATCTATACCTACAAGTCTATATCCTTCTGGTACAGTCCAACAAGAACGACATTCCTTACCATAAGGACTATGTATGTTGGGAACTTGAGCCATGTTAGGACCTCTATGTGTCATTCTACCTGTAATAGTTCCGTTAGGTATAACTCTACCATGAACTCTATCATCTTTTAATTCATCTATCCATGATGATACT